AGTCCGAGTAGCTGGTAGCCGGAGTTTGCGTATTGAGCAACTCCTGCGCCAACACCTGCTGCATTCATTGGGCCGTTAGCTGTTGGAACAACAACAGGGCGTCCTGTTGAGTCTGTAGCTGCGAGCAAGAATGCTAGGCGGCGTGGGTGCATAATCCAGTGTGTCGGAGTTGTGAAGACGTTGCTCTGAACTTGCTGTAGTGCATCAGCGAGCTTTGGATAGAGCAGCGCTACTGTTGGAGTTGTAGCTGTGAAAGTAACAGCGTTTCCACCTGAAGCGCGGATACCCTTGATTTGACCGTTGCTGCCGGTACCATTCAAGACCTGTGCGTCGAGAGTGGTGTGCCATGAGCGAACGAGGTCGCGGAGTACAAACTCATCAACGCCAGTTCCGCGCTCGATAACCTGACGGCTGAGGTCCTGTTGTCCAGCGATGGTGCGTACGTTGACAGTGAGTAGTGTGTCATCTGCGTCAGTCTCAGAAACAGCGGTGTTCTGTGTTTCCTGAACTGCAGTTGAAGTGCCTGTGGTCATTCTGCTGATGTTCAGCGTCATGCCTGCAGGTGGGAGTGGCATCTTGTTTGTAGCGAAGTCAGCTGTTGGGCGTCCAGCACGTGCCAAAGGCGCAGCTAGGTCAACTAAGTACTGAGGTACTACAAGGCCAACGAAGTTACCTGTGTCAACGTCACGACGTTCTACAGATTCTTCCTTCATGTGGCGTGCGAGGCGCTCGTTTGCTGCGAAGTCGTTGCGGACTTGAGCATTGAAAGCATCGCGAACGAATGAGTGTCCGGATTCAGGTGTGTAGGTGCGTGGTTCAGAAACGACCTTGATTCCTGTTGCCTTTGGTGTTGCTACTGCTGCTACTGCAGAACGTGCTTCAGCAGCCTTTGCGTCTGCTTCTGCTTGTGCTGCGAGCTTGTTGATTTTTTCATCAAGCGAGCGAGATTCAGCGACGAGGGCATCAACCTTCTCGGTTTCCTCAGCGGTCAAATCGGTGCGGTTCTCAGCTGCTACTGCTTCGAGAATTGCATCCATTTCGGCCTTCACTGCATCGCGGCGCTCAACGACTTTGTCAAGGTATGACATTAGTGTTTTGCTCCTTATGAGTATTGGAATCGAGGTGGTGGCGATGAGGTTCTCGGCGCCCGTTTAGGGGGTGAGAGTCTCGCTCCGACTTCGTATCTGTTGGCGACGCCAACAGAATGCTATTTTGTGCGCTCGACTAGCGCTTTAGCTAGGCGCAGAGAATAAGTGCGCAAAGCCTCTTGTGTGCCAACTTGAGTCAAGCCCGGGTCCTCAACGATGTCCGGTGAGCCGGCTTCGACTTCTACCTCGGTCTCGATCTCGTCTTCAACTTCTGCCTCGTTGGCGTCCATCAAAGCGGCCATCATGGTGACAGCCTTCATGACGTACTCGTGACCTTCTGAAAGGTCATCGAAAATGGTCTGTAGGACGAGCATCGACTCGCCTGTGATTTCGCGGCCTTCTTTGACGGCCTCGATAGCCTTGCGTAGGTGCTCGCGAGCTTCGACCGAAGTGGTTGGGTAAGCTGGGTAAGTTACAACAGAAACATCGCCGTCAGCAAGAGAGACCTCAGTGAGTGTGCGCTCTGTGCGGTCTTGATTCCACTTTTGGCGAATAACACGGAAAGCAAAGCTCATTTGGTCAACATCGCCGCGCTGCACCAAAGTCCAAAGGTCGCGGGCCTCAGTAGTGTCAGGCAATTCGGCTTCAAAACGAAGTCCGACTTGGTCTTCTGTCAATAACAAAGTGCCATTTTTGGTGCGGGCCAATGGCAAACCTTCATGGTTGATTAGCAAGCGCACATCTGGTGTCTCGCTAAGAGTCTTGCGAAATGCGCCCGGAGCGATGCGCTCTGAAAATGGCAACGGCACGCTCGAATCATTGAACACCGCCGCATAGCCGGCGAGCTTCATCTTGCCGTCCGCTTCGCGGGTTTCGACGTTGCGCACTGTGTATGTGCGACGCTCGATTTTCTTCATCTTGCTCCTGTCTTCCCCTGTGCGTGTGCTAACTTCACCGCCGGGTTCGATGTCCTCAGAGATCGAAACCGCCACCATTTGGTCGATAGCGCCTTGCTTTGTGTCATGGCAACCCATTGTGGTGTAGCTGCCGTCTGACTCTTGCTTGACAGTGGCCCAGCCGGAGCAGTCGCTCTGCTGGTCGGAAATGAAATATGGCATTTTAGACCTCGTAAACTGATTGCGGGTTGGTTGGGTCGATGGTTGCAACGCCCTGAAGCTGCCCGGAAGGAACACCAGTGTGGTCTATCCGTGGCAGGCCAACCGCTTGCAACGCAGCAGCTGGGTCGAATCCAACCTGAATCAAGTTGGTTGCTATTTCAGCGCGAAGTTTCATGCCGACCTCTTTTGCATCAGTGAGGTCGATGTTCTGCAACGGCACTCGGTACTGATCTCCGTCGGTAACTGGTGCCATTTCTTCGAAAGCGTGAACGTCATTGACTGACAAAAAGCCTTCTTGCAGACCTTTCGTGTAAGCCTCATAGCGCTCGAGTGTGGTACCACGAAGCAAGGCATCAAGATTGAACTTGATAAAGCCGTCTGACTCCGGAAGCAAAGGAGAAAGAGCTTGCTCTAGGCGTTCCAACAATGGGCGCAGCGAGTGCTGAACGAAAGACAGGTTCTGAGCTTCAACTGATGCGAACGACATCGCGCCTGCCACCGGGTGGCCGAGAAGCGAGATCGGAACACGGAAAAGACGGGCGATTTCTTCGACTCCAAAACGGCGCACTTCAATGAGCTGTGCATCTTGGGCGTTGAGTGCGAGCGGCTTGAAAGACGCACCACCCGTCAAGACACCAAGTTTACCAGCTCTGTATGGTCCTGAGTGGTCAAGACGCCAGTTGCGTGAAATGCTTTCGATTTGCTCTTGTGTCATTTCGCCCGGTGCTTCGATAACGCCGCCGGGATTTGCAGCGTTGCCAAAATAAGAAGCCGCATAAGTCTCAGCCGCCATCGCTGAGCCCACAGTGATGCGAGCAGCTTCGATAGGGCCGAGACCGTAGTGGGTTCCGGGGAGTCTGAACATCGGAATATGGACGAGCTCATCTTTTGTCAGCGTCATAACGCTGGTCATGTTCTCGTCAAAGACTTCATAAACCAGCGGCTCATTGACGCCAAGACGGCGAATGCGAACGCGCTCAGGGTTCAAGCAATACAGCTCAATGACCTCACCAGCGTCATCGCGCACTGTCAAGATGTAGGCGTTGCCGCGAAGGTTGAGGCTTGCGATTACTTGCTCAAAGAACTCAAGCCGTGTGGTCTCAGGATTTGGCTTTGTAATCCACTCGGGCTGCGAGCCATAGACTGCAGCGTAGGAGATTCGGTTGCGGCCGCGGCGAACGTAGGCGCCAAGCGGAAGGCTAGAAATCGTGTCACCGAGAAGGCGAACACAAGCGTAAACGGTGGACATGCGAATTGCAGTGTCCGGTGTGACATCAACGCCGGCGGGTGAAGCGTAGGCCGGACGACCGGGAACAAGCGGCTCCACGAACTGGTTCTGTGCTCGCTTTTCGCCTGCTAGACGCAGTCTCTTTGATAAGCTCATCTAATCGCCTTTGCTGTTGTGTCGTACCAACCCTCGCCCCAAAGGGTGAGAAGTCTTGTGAAGTAGTCCTATGAACTCGCCAAGAGTCCTGCAGCGGAATCCGGTAACGCCGTCGATGTTGGTCTCAGTGAAAGCGCCCCAGTCAGTTGTTAGGGTGGGGGTGCCACATGCTTGAGCTTCGATGACGACGTTGCCGAAAGGTTCGATATAGAGAGTGGGAGCGAAAGTCGCTATTGCACCACCCATGAGCTCGGCTCGTTTTTCAGGGCCGACTGCGCCAACAAACTCGCCGTAGCCACTGCCAGTGCCGGGGCCGGCCAAAATCAAACGCTTGCCAAGGCGCTCGCAGACTTCTTGCGCTATCTGGTAGCCTTTGCGCTCGATTAGACGACCGATGAAGAGGTAATAATCGCCGTCGTGGTTTCCGAGTGGAAACATCTCGGGCTCTAGATAGCCCGGTATGACGGCGTCGTAAAAGTGGCCATCAACAGCGGTCGGATTTTTGCCGCCGGCGTAGATGCTGTGCATCCAAGCGTAGGACTCAAAAACGCGGTATTTGCTAAAAACACCGCCATAGCCAACACCAAACTCCACCGACATGTGCTCAGGGAAGGCATCGGCGACTGGCTTGTGGGCCCACCCGCCGATGAGGCAAATGAAGTCGGTTGGTTGCAAACGCCGAATGCTTTTGTAACTTGCGTGTGCGGCAAGCTAACTACATGAAATCTCATTGGTCCCCCGCTGCTTGCCTAGTTTGGCGATTGAAATAAAACTTCGTTAGACGCAATAAACTGCACGTCAGCCAAGTCCAACCCAACCGAAGCCAGTTTGTACTTCAACGCGTTGATTTTGGCTTGTAAAACTTCGTCGTCAGTCAAAATGACAACTTTCCACTGCATCACATACTCGCCATCGACAAAAACTGGCGTGTCCATTGTGGCGTACTGATTTTCTTCAACGTGCGGTGGAACTGTTTCTACAACTTTAGCCCAACCCTCAGGCAAAACATCATGTTCCGTATAATCTGGGTGTTCGAGTTGCACATCTCCAATGTACCTAGGAAATTCGTTCGTGCCAATTTTGATAAAAACGCTCATCATTTTCCTATACTCTAATGGTTGCAGTTCCCGAAGCATAGCTTGTGGTGACTTCGGTTATTGTTGGTGTATTACTGGTGCCAGCTGGTGTTCCAATAGTTGGCGACCAATTTGTTACTGTGCAAGAACCAGCCGCGTCAACCATGTCACCGGCTGCATAAGTGGCTGTGTAGCCATTTACCGTTACAGATTGGCCAACGCCAGTACCCGACAGCAAAGTTTTGCTAACAGTCGCGTTAGAATTGCTAAGGTACTGGTTTGAGGCTATGTATAGGTTGTTTGCGTCTGCCTTGGTTTGGTAGCCGTAAACGTTGCCAAGTAAAGGCATCACACGTTGCCATTGTAAAGTGCCGCTGGAGTTGTACTTCGCGACGTATTGCCAACCAGTGTTGCCGCTATACATCACGCAATACAAATTGTTAGAGCCATCAATGGTCATCGACAAACCGCGCAAATATGTTCCGCGTGACAACTCACGTTGCCATTGGACTGTTCCGCTTGAATTGAACTTTATCAAAGTGCTTGATTTTGCGGGGGTTCCGTTTCCGGGCCAACAAAAAGCGTACACGTTTCCACCACTGTCAGTCACAACATCAACTACGTCGAAATAACCAGTATTGCCCGATATGTTGATAGTCCGCGCCCACTGCAACGAACCGCTTGAATTGAACTTAGCCACCCAGCCATCGTATGGCGAAATGTACCGATACCCGCCAACATAAGTGTTGTAAGCGCTGTCGCGCCATATGGTGCTGCCCCTTGGTTGGTCGCCTCTTATCGCATACTGTGTGAAAAAAGTGCCAGACCCGTCGTAGCTGCACACAAACGCTTCTCCGCCATT